CTGTTTCTTCATCAAAGCCTGCACGCTTTAGAGATTGAGCAAACTCATACATTCCAATGCAGTAAGCATCGAGAGCTGAGTAATCTTGCTCAACTAGATTCTTAGTTGCTTTTCTTGCCATGACAAAATTATCGCTCTAGAAGTATGTTGTAGATCTCATCGACACGCGAGTTGAGTCGCTTAATTTCACCTAGCAGATGAGTAATGACATAGCCAGATAGACCACCAATGATGCCGATGGTTGCTATGTATAGCGTAAAGAAGTCTTGTTGTGTCACTCGACCATTCCAAACGAATCATCTTTAGGATTTAGCCAGCGCAATACTGGAGGCAGGATAGAAGCTACGCCTGCATAGACAAGAGCTTTAGGATCAGTCACTCCCGATGCCGCAAGTGTGAGAACAGCCGCAAGGAAGGCTCTTACCCATGATCCTGACATTTTCTTCAATTCGTACATTACTGGCTCCTAACATAGGTATCTGAAAAAAAGCATCATCATTGTCAGCCTTTTTCGTAAAGCTGATATGCGCATGCTTAGTGTGTTTGTTAGCCCCTGTGTATTTCCGCCACTTCCATCCAAGGATAGGAGAGGCAATTCTGCCGTTGAAAATGATGTAAGCAATTCTTTTCTTGCGATCAGACTTTGCATACTTTCGAATCTCATCTGCAAGATCTGGCATGATCTCTGGCTTGGCTTTGCCGGACAAATCAGCATCGATGTCGATAGCACGAACCCATCCTTGAGCATCTGGAATATGATCAGACTTGCCAGCACGCATGTGCCGTACATCTGCGATCCAACCGTCACTCGCACGATCACGCTCTGCGAATGAATTGTCAAATTGTTCTCGAAGTTGTTGAGCAGCTTTACTTAGTCTTGGCTTCATTAGCCTTTAACTCATCATAAGTTGCTTTTAGCATTGAACTAAACTGTCCGTTGCCATGATCAATGATTGCGTGTGTTTCAACGCCAGTAATTGCTTCAACATCGATAAAAGTTACATTATCCATTTTTATAACTCCGCACTGAATCCGAGATAGCCGTTGGTTGAACCGTTAGAAACAATCCAATAAGGTCGATATTGTGTTAATCCACTTGTTCCGCCAGTGGATACTGTCATTGCATTTCTTGAACTGCCAGCCGAATCAATCGTCAAAGTTGAAATTGCACTGTTGGTAACATAGTCAGTTAAAGCCAATGTTGAATAATCAACCGATGTCGCTTCAATGCGTAGTGTGACTGGCATTTGCATTGTCACATAAGCAACTGTGGTACTAGTTGCAGCACCAAAAGTTGAGTGAACAGAATAGGCACTATCAGATGTGGTTCGGTAATAATAACGCTGACAAGCTGCTAATTCTGCTTGATAAGTTGGAGTTGCTGGAGAATAAGCAGAAGCACTAGAAGCAATCTCTAATTGCACTCCAGTAATCTCAACATAATCTGCTGCCAGAGCAGTGCCAGTTGGATTGTAATAAAATTGGGTATTGATTTCAGTTGCAGTTGCAGCAATAGTTGCACTAGTGCTAAAGCGTTGCCAAGTAGTTGTCAATGTTGCTGTTGCACTAATTGGTGTTGCTTGTCCTGTGTAGCCAGAAAGTTGGTTTTGATCTGTTCCTGTGCCTGTATAAACCTGATAAGCAAGTGCATCTGAGGTTGCTGAATAGTTAGCACCCTTGCGAGCATAGAAAGAGAAAGTAACTGTCTTACCTGCAAAAGGCACTGAATTAACAGTCTCAAAGTTTTGCCATAAAAAAATGCCGTTAGTTGCAGTGTTAGCCAAATCTCGTTGCATGCGTATGCAATACTGAATAAATGGAAGATTAGTGGTGTCACCTGTTGCTTGTCTGCTGTAAGTTGATCCTGCTACGGCGCGATAGGATTGCCAACGATCTGCACTAAAAGCAGTTGTTGAACCTGCAATCGATGTGCCACGCTGCCAGACATTAAAGCCAGAGTTAAGAACACCATTCTTACCAGCTGTGTTTGATGATCCGCCAGAAGGTGTAGTCCATGTGAAGTCCATGTCTGTGCCAGTTGCCTTAGCAAGGACTTGACCAGTAGTGCCACCTTTGAGATCGACAAGCGATGCATCGATAGAGTCACCTAGTGTCTCAATGGCGGTTGCGCCATTCTTTACTAAGTCGCTGGATGTTGGAACGCTCCAGCCGAAATTGGGTGTAGTAGTTGCCATTAGGTTAGTGCTCCAGTCGCGTTAGTCCATGTAAGTGTAGCATTTACGCCAGTCCAGATGAGTGAGGCTGGCAATACTGTTTCCCATTGTGTAGTCGATAATGAGAAGTCTGTAGCTGAAATGTAAAGGGTTATCTCAGTCATGCTAGGAGTAGCGCGTAGGGCTACATTCTCAACAAAACCATCGAATGAACCACCGAATAAGTTGCTTGGTAGGTTCTGGATTAGAACAGGCTGACCAAAGAATACTCCGATAAGACTGTCAAGCATGGCAGTTGGGATGTCTGGATTGTCAAGTCTAAAGGTAATGGCTCCTAGTGAGCCTCTAGGGTTCTTGCGTAGATTTAACTCGCGTGAGGCAATGTCAGTGATGTCTGCAAGGTTCTTGATGTTAGAGTCGAATGAACGCTCGAACAGGCCGTAAGAGGCTATAGAGTCGCTGTCAGAGGTACTGTAGGTGCTGCCGTAGCCTGTGGAGTAACGGTAGATAAGGCTATTACGGATGCGAGCAGTTTGAGTTGTTGATTTGATAGAGGATGGTGTTGCATACGAGCCATCGAGGTTAGTAAAGCCATTTGCTGCAAGATAGTTAGATCTGTGATCTGCATCGTCATAAGAGACATCTCCATCTTTTTCTTCATAGAGCTGACCTAGTGCGCTACTAGCAATCTGATCTGCAAGAGTCTGAGATTTAGCAGAAGCACTAGCTGCAAGAGCAATCATTGTGTAAAAGCCTGAGTCAATAGTGCCGATGTAGGACTCTGCTTCAGCCCATGTGACTGTGGCAGGGTAGGTATCCCATGTAAGAGTAGGTGTTACTTCTTCCCATGAAAGGTTAAGGGCTGAACCTAGAATGGCTGCAATCTGTGCGCCATCTAAACCTTCTGCAAGAGCTGTGTTGTAGACCACCTTTGTCAGTTTAGCCAGTGAGCCAATGCCAAGAATTGTGCCAGTGGTGATGTAGCCAGTCTCCTCTGGGCTTCTAACCCCGATGTTGAAGTCTGAGACTTCTCCACCGAATACAGTGACATAAGTGCCGCTGCCATTTTTTAGTTCAAGGGTTACTGGCTCTGTCACATTGATGGTGAAGTCTGCTCCAGTGGTGTTGATGATTTCTACTTGGCAGTAACCTGCTGTGGCTTGTCGATCAATATCTAAACGACCAGATGCAAAAGAGACAGAGGTAACAGTCGTATAGACATCATCACCTACTGTAATTCGCCACTCTGGAAGCCATGTCATACGGCTAGATAACCTTTAAGAGTTCCGCGCTGCTGCGCATCAACAAGGACTTGGTCAATGGCTTCTGCAATAGCGTTAGGGTCACCAATGCCAGTATTCACAATGATTGTGTTGCCTGATCCATACCCTGCGCCTGAGTTCATGTTCTTGCTATAGCCGCCTAAATCACCCACAGATTTTTGATAGTCAATTAATGATAAGAAGTCTGCATAGTTCTGCATGTCTAGCAAGTCTGCAAAAGCATTAGCTCTGGCTGAGGCCGCATCTGCATATTCTAAGATTGAATCGATAGAAGCCTGAGCAGCAACAGATTTAGAAATAGGTGCAATGTAATCTCCTACAGGTATTCCAGAACCTAATGAACTGCTAGCAGGAACGCTTGCTTTGCTTTCCCCAGTAGCCTTTGCCAGTAAAGCAATCATCTCTCGTATTTTAGCCAAAGCATCATCTAGATTCTTTTGACTAATCAGATCAACAGGCTTTAAGGAGTCAAGAATAGACTTGATATCTGACAGTTTTACACTCTGACCAGTAAGGGCAGATAGCGACTTGAGGTCTGCATTAAGTTTGTTAGTTGCAGCAATAATGGCTGCCTCATCCTTAGAGGCAATGGCATCTTCTAGGTCAAGAATAGAACGCTTGACATTTAGGCGAGCCACATCATTGGCTACTTGTAACTGCTGTGCGCTAGAAGTAGCTTTACCCAAAGCGTCTGCCTGAGATGTAAGAGCTGCTGCAATCTGGATCTTATCCATGTCAAAAACATCGTTTGCCTTACCAAGAGCAAGATTAGCCTTGTCTATAACACCTTGTAACTTCTTCGCTGTGTTCTGCTTATTAAGAAGAGCTAGTCTTTCTTTCTCACGCTTGAGTGCATCTTTTTCAAGTTTAGCCATCAATTCTTCTTGTTTTTTCTGAGTCAGCGTGAGCTTGACTTCTTCTTGCTTTTGAGGAATGACAACATTTCTGCCCAGTTGAGCACCGGCAAAACCTTGAAAGATATTTCTTGGCAGATTTTTTAGATTCTGAATTAAAGTAGGAATGACTCCAATAGTGCGACCTGCTTGGCGTGATACATTGGCAAGAGCAGTTGCGATGCCTTCAATTACATATGCTGCATCATTGGCATCTGTACCTCCACCGACAAGAGCAAAAGCATCGACTAATCCACCGCCAATGATTTCTGCTGCGTTAGATGAAGCAACGCTTAAAACATCAAACTTGTAAGCAGTTGTGCCGAGATAATCCTCGGCTGCGCCTGCTGAACGCTTTAAGATTACCCCAAGGATTTCATTAAATGACTTCGATGTGAGCTCTGCTCTGGTCAAGCCTGTATTGTATTTAGTTAAGCCTCGCGTAATGCCTACATAACCTTTACCAAGATCCTCAGTAACAGTAGCCAGATCTACACCTGATGCGCGACTAATTGTAATTGCATCATTGAGAAGTTTCTGAGATTGAACTAATGATCCAGTCGTGGTCAATAAACCTTGAAACGCTGGACGAAGAACATCGTCTGCAATAGCCGCTGACTTTTCTAAATTCGCAATGTATTCTGTAATTTGAGGATTAGCAAAGCCAATGCCTAAGTTTTCTACAGCTGTTGTTAATCGTCTGGCTGCTGCTTCATCTGCTGCAAAGGCTTTGACGGAAGCCTTGCCATAAGCGATGATTGCAGAAGTACCATAGGCAAGACCTACTGCACCTGCTAACTTTTTAACATTGCTAGTAAGTTTCTGTGTTGCTGTGTCTGCTTGCTTGAAAGCTTTTTTGCCAGTGAACTCGGCGGCTATGTCAATCTTTACATCGGCTGCCATTATCGACTCCCTACTGACAATCCGCTGCCACTACCTTTAGCGACAACCTTTTCAAAATTAGTTTTAGAGTTTTCTATTGCTTTAATTACTGCTGCTGTGGTTCTGCCTTGATCTTCTGCAAAAGCCCTAAAGATTGCTCGACCCTTCATCTTTTGGCTTGAACGACCCACTGCACCTTCTTTACGGACATAGGCGTTAGTAATCTGACCGCCTAGTGCATCGATAAACTGTTGTCCTGCGTAAGGGTTATTGCTTTTGCCGTAGCCTTTGCCAGTGCTAGTCATGTAGCGTTCTTCGCCTACACCTGTATCAAGTCTGCGTGTAGGAATGACCACTTCGCGCATCTTGGCTTGTGGTCTGCCTTGTGGATTCTTACGACCAGCAGTTTCATAAATCGCACCTGATACAGAAGCGTTTTGGATTCTTACCAATGATCTAAAACCAGAACGATTTGGCTTAGAAGGAGTTGTTTTGTAACCAATGCCACGCTTGGCATCAGCTGATGACCAGACTCTATTAGACCAAGAACCCTTTTGATTACTATCAGCCCAACCGCTTAACGGAGCGGTTGAAGGAATGAATCCTCTGGCTTTAGCAGTTATTGGCTTTAGGATTTTACCTAATTCTTTTTGAGTTTCTTTTGCTAAATCTGGAGTGAACTCTCGAAGAGCCTTACGGAGTTCAACGCCGCCCTTTACGCTTGCTGGCATCGCTGGTCTCCTTTGCTTCATCTTTGAGACCTTGGACTAGAGCATCTAGCATGGTCTTATCTAAATCTAATAAGTGCTGTGGCGCGATTCCCAACCTAATGCTTAGCCTAGCAATTAGATAGGTGAATGGAAGATCGCGCTTTAAGCTAAAGGGTCTGAATCAAGCACCTCGACACTTTTGAGTGTCTCAATGAAATCCATACCGAAAGGCTTAACAGTTTCACCTGACCTGCGTGTAATTTCCCAAGCTAACCAATAGACATCCGATTGTTTTTCTTCCTGCCTAAAGGCACGATGAAATCCCATCTTTGTATGCAATTCGAAGGAATATTCCACGGCAGGCGTGATTTCTCCTTCTAATACACTTCCATCTGTACGAACTATCTTTAGTTTTGCCATGAGTTTGCCCCTTTATAGTTTGTTTAGAATGTGCCTGTAGTTGCTACTGCAACTGTTGAGTTAGCAGTAAATGTGATTGACTGTGTGCCAATATCACCAACAGCACCATTGATGTCTGTTGTGTTATTGACTAGCAATGAAACAGTGTAAAGAGGGTTAGTCGCTGAGACTCCTGTTCCCTTTGTTTGTAGGAATACTGCTGTGACAGTTGTTCCCCATGCAGCTTGTAGTGTTGCCAATACATTTGTTGCTGCTGTGTCATTTAGAAAATCAATAGTTACAGTAGATGCTTCCAAGCCTTTTACGAACTTGTGTGCTGAGTCACCCATTGC